CGTGAAAGCCGTGCTCCACGGCAATTCCGTGCGCTCTATCTTTCAGCGCGTTCAACATTTCTGTGTTCATAGTCTTTAATTTTTATTTATGCTTCCACGGCTTCCCCGTCCACTAACTTATAGAACGTGTCTGCCTTTATTTTTCCTCCGTCAACCTTGAAAGCCTTGACCTCCTTGATGGGATAACCATTTACATCGTCATCCCAATCGCCTCGCTCTGTCAGCATGAGCCAACATCCGAGTGTGCCGGATGCTTTTGAGTCCTTGCCTGTAACGATAGCGATGGACTCTTTTCCTTCCACTTTTGCTGCGGAGCAGTCGCCCGTGTTCGTGGATGCGGAACAGCTCTTTGTATTGTTCGATAGTCATTGTGTTATTGTATCTGCTATATAGAGTATTATTGCCATAAGCTCTACTCCCAAAACGGTGAGCCCAAGATAAACCGACAACTGGGAGGCGAGGCCAACAGTGCCGACGATAAAAATCAATGCTGACAGTGCCAGCAAGATTAAGATGATAATGTTATACTTCTTCATTTTCATTGCAATTTGTTACTATTAAGTGCTCAACATAAATTCTGCGCTTCTCACACCACTTGCCATTGATACAGTTCCGTGCGTGCTTGCATCTTAAACAAAGATGCTTCATCTGAAACTTGAATTTTTGAAAACTACAGGCATAAACATCTCATTGAACCTGTCAGCCACCCTGCTGCCATAGCGCGGGCGAAACTCTGAGCTTTGCAGGTTTGATGATATAATCGTAAACAGCTGCGCCTCATACCGTCTCTCAATAAGCTCTGTGACCGGGTTGACAATGTTTCCGTAATTAGAGACATCGGCAGGCTCAGTCCCTACATCATCAACGGCAAGCAGCGTCTCTTTAACGAGCCCTTGGAAGATTGAGCTGTCTTTAGAGACCGAAGCCCTTACGACGTCAAGAGCATGAATAAACCTAATACCAGACCAATTCTTCAAGTACCCAGTTCGGATTAAATAGTTCGTTGCATTTTGAATTGCGAGAAGCATCGTAGTTTTGCCGTTGCCTGGAAGCCCGAGGAATAGCAGGCCTTGACGCTTGCGGTTCTCAGAGAGGAATGCAGATATTTTGCTGATGTATTCGTCGATTTTATCGTTATCGACAACCTCTCTTCCTCTCGACTGAACCTCTGCATTATATGCAGCTTTAAGCAGAGCGAAGCAATTCTCATAAGGCATTTCCCATCTAAAAACGTCCCTCGAAATCCTTTGCCGACGTAGCAGTAACGTCAGCTGCTCTACGTCGATTGTATTTTTCTTTTTCTCCATTTGTCTTATTTATTTCCTTTCGTTTATTCAACCAGTTTACGAAATGCCTGCGTGCATCCGCCTCTGATGTATGATGTTTGTCGTTGCACTTGCAGTCAAGGTCGAAGTCTTGCAATTGCTTGTCGAAAGCCTCCTTTGTAAGCCCGAACTTCATCATCACGTTTTCACGCCAAACCTCGGCTGAGCTCATTGCCTCGATAAAGTTGTTGTCGGGCTGTTGATCCATGCTCTTAGGTGGTGTGATATAGTTGTAGTTGGAGTAGTTAAGGATAGTTATCACTCTTGCCTTAATACCCTCTGTCTTTTGAGCGATGCTGCCTGATGTCTCAAGCTTCTTTAAGCAGTTCCAGATTGTGGATCTCGGGAGCCCTGTCTTACCGCAAAGGTCATTAATTGAGGTTGTGACCTCTGTGAATGTGCCGTCCTTGCTCTGAGTCGTGTGCGCCATGAGCAGCAGGGTCATGAAGACGTGCACCATCCGGGAATTGTGGTACCACTCCCAATCCATTATCTTGCGATGTATCTTAATCCATCCGTTCATTTGTCCGATAGATAATCCCTAATCTCGGCCATAAAGCCGTCAAGGGAGCGTGCAACGATGTATTTGTAGCCTTGACGCTCAACGGACTCTTGGAAAAGCTTTTGCGCTGCCCTTTGAACGCCCTTAGCAGTCTTCATCTCGATGCACAGAGCGTGGAAGTGCTTATTAGGCACCAAGAGTAAGAGGTCGGATACGCCTGCGAGCTGTCCTTCTGCCTTCATATCGCGTGCCGTTTTTGCCAATCTGTAGCCTCCGTTCGGAACACTGAAAAGCAGGGAGCGGTAACGGGGAAACTGGCAGCGAAACCACGTCACACAAGCACACTGAATACGGTGTTCCTCGTTCTGATGTGGGTGGTGAGGCTCAAAGCCAAGGTCAAAGCCAAAATCCATATTTTTATCGTTTCTTATTTATCCAATTCTCAGTAGAGCGTCTGAGGCCAGACAGGACAGCCTTTTGAACTGCCTGCCTGTAAACCTCGGGCACTCTGTACTGGCTCATCACATTTTCGGTGAGCTCGCTAATGTCACTTTCCCAACTCACCCTTCACAATTTGGTCAATAAGTTCGTTAGCCTCAGTCACTCGTTTCTCCATCTCTTCGACTGCCGAATCTATCTTGCAGATTTCGACTACATGAAGCGGCTCTGTAAGGAACGGACAGTAGCAGACGAAGAATCCTTTGGTGCAGCCAGTACAGACCATCTCTGCCTGCATCTGCCAAAAATATTCCGGCTTGACGTTGAGAAGTGCATCTGTATCATGTACCTTTGTGCGGTACTGTACGTAGATTTTGATTGCAGGGCACTTAACCTCTATGACCGCCATGCCTCCTTTGCCGTCAAAGTCCCTAATGAGGCCGTCTGGCGATGCCGCAAAATCTTGGATGGTGGGATGCAGACAGCTTCCAACCTCCAACATCTCTTTATCGGGGAATCTGACCTGCATAAACAGCTTCTTTGCCTCAGCCTCGTGGTCTATGCCGTATTGCATCTGCTTAGTGGTCGAGTTGACGACATCCAAATAGCCCTCAAAGTTATAGTCATCGTTTACGATGTCGGGGTTTAACATCCGCTCGGCTGCAATTTGGTAGATGTAAGACATCCCTGTTTGAGTAAATGCTTCCTTTCTGCCTTTGCCTATCAGCACTGAGACCATGCTGCCTGTTATATGTCCGAGCCGTGACCTGTACCAGTCAAGGCTTCTTTGCTCATCATTTTGTATCATTTTTGCCCTCCTTTACCCTGTTAGCTGCCAATGCTGCAATATCAGCCTCAGCCTGCTGCTTACGGTATGGCTTCATGACTTCCTCGATGGTCGTGTCACCGTCTTTCAGACTCTGTGCTATACCAAGGAGCATCGAAATTTGCTCAGCCTTTATCTGGTTGACGGTCTGCTTACCACACAACATGACGACCTCCTTTTCTGAGACTCCGTACTCATCGTGGAAAAAGTCGATACATTTCTTCCGCCTTGACACCAGCTGCTCCTCAGTTGACAGGTCACCGGTAATCATGTGCTGCGCTGCATTATAGACTTTATCTGTTATAACGCGTGGGATCACAGAGAAAACAGCATTGCGGTAGGCTATAGAGTTTGCCGCGTTGCCTGTAACGGTTATCATGTCATCGCTGAAGCGCCTGCCGCCTTTGCCGATGATGGAGCGCCTAACCTCAAAAGCCGTTGCAACGTTGTTTTCGAGGTCCCAGCATGTTCCGCGGCTAATAATCTGCTTGTCGGTTATCTGCACGACTTTGGCCTCAGCGCGGATATTACCGTAGTTTGAAACTATGAGCTTCGCGAGGTGTACCGATGGTCCGGTGATGGGTTTACCTCCACGCGGGAGAGCGTAGCTCATAGACTGAGCCGTTTCTACGTCCATCGTTGCCATGGCAATAGAGTTGTTCAGCGCCCGCTTGATGTCACGGGGATACTGCTTAGCGGTTGCAACCTGAGAGTCCACATTGGCCCTCTCCACGGGGTCAGCCAGCTGTTGTAAGTTTTCTGAGGGAGCTGACAAAACCTCATATTGAGCATCTTCCATAATTCTGAATTGTTTATTCTTCGAAGTTATTAATGATTTCTTTCCACTCTTCGGGGGTATGCCCTGCTACAATAAGCACGGCGATTGAGATAATATAAAATAGCACCATCATAGCTGTTTGCCTTTCTCGACGAATCTGTCAACGTCCGCCTTTTTGTAGAATATCATTTTGTTGCCGAATGGCTTGTAGTAGCGCAATCTCCCGGATTCGCGGATAGAGCGGATGTAGTCCGTACTCACTCCGAGATACTTGGCAACTTCGTGCGCTGTAAGCCAAATTTTCTCTGTCTCAACTACTTTCCCTCTCATAGTTTTGATTCTAATTCTTCGAGGTCAGAGAGCCAGGCTCTCAGCTCTTCGACTCTTTTTCTCCATGCTGCGTGTCTGGTAAGCTCGAAACCGTCATCTATATAGTTAGATATTGTGCAGGAACCATTATCTTCGCTGTACGCTAAGATTAAGTCCTTGTCTTCGTTAATATGGAACACTTCAAATTCCTCTACTGTTGTTCTGAGACAGTAATAGAGCTTGTCGCCCACTTTGACGCCAGCCTTGATTAGTTCACTTGCTTTCATAGTCCCTTGCTTTGCACATTACGATGAATGTATTGTCGTGATTGTCTCTGACAGAAAATCTCCTGTCAAAGATACGCCCGTACTTGGAGCAAATCGTTTTTGCTGTCTCGAACTCTCGCGGCGTTTTATACTCGAACACTTTTGCGCTTCCGACCTTCATCTGTTCAAGGTCTGACACTCCCATTTTCTTCAGTTTCATTTTATGCTATTTTGAATTTTCCGTCCAAGAATCCGTTGATGAAATACTGCTGTCCCTGCTGTTCGAATTTCTCCGAACTCGGGATTGTTGAAAACTTGTATATCTTCCATATCGTTTCCTTTCTTTGTTAAGCATCCGGGCCTTGGAAGGACATTGTAACTGTCTGGCCCGGATGTGGTTATTTACTTGTGGGGATTATTTCGCCCCACGTTAATAGTTCTCGTAATTTGAATCTGATTGTGTTTGTACCAATAAGTCAAAGACCGCTCCGAGAGAAAAATCTCTCAAATTGTTTTGAGCGAAACGAAAAATAATCTATATTTGCAGTGGATGATACATAGATGGAGGGTGGCCTTTATATGGGCTGCCTCTCTTTCGTTTGCCCGATGTTGGTTATTTAATTAACCAACGATGCAAAGGTAAGATAATTTATCTTCACAATCAAATATTTTGATGAGTATTTATCATCGGAATAGGTTATATAGAATAATTCTAAATAAATAGATATGGAAGATTCTGTAAAACAGCGACTTATGCAATTCATCTCCGAGACTGGATTGTCTGTTAGGGCTTTTGAACGAGAAGCTGGGCTCTCTGTTAGTTATCTTCAAAAGCTTAGACATCGGCCAAAAGATGATAAATTATCATCAATACTAAAAGCTTATCCTCAGCTCAATCGAACATGGCTTCTTACCGGCGAGGGCGAAATGCTGAACGACAAGAAGCCTGCGGAACAATCAGCCGGACTTCCTCTAATCCCCGAAAACTGCATGGCAGGTGCCCTCAGTGGTGTTGGCGGGCAATGGATGGAATATGAGTGCGAGCATTATGTTATACCCGGATTTGCCGAAGCTGACTTCCTTATCACTGTAATGGGAGACTCGATGCAGCCCACGTTGGCGAGCGGCGATGTTCTTGCCGTTAAGCGAGTCGAGGCTTCAAAACTTTGGTTTCAGTGGGGGAAGATTTACGTCCTTGCTACTCGGCAGGGCTGCATCGTTAAGCGTATCATGCCAAGCGATAAGGAGGGATGCGTTAGCATTGTCAGCGATAATAAGAGCCAGTACCCTGCATATGACTTGGAGGGAGACGAGATTAACAGCATCGGTCTTGTTATAGGACTTGTGAGACAATTCTAAAAAAATAAATTATCATGGAAATTACAGTAAACTTCGAGGGCATCGACCTAGGCGACCCCAAGACCCGGCCAGAAGGAGGCATCTGGGACAACTATCAGACAAAGATTGCAGGCATCAACTTCAACGTCAAGCCGGAAGAGTGCAGCCAGTACGTCTCCACCGTGGGCTATTGCCGTTACAATACCGACAGCAAAGAGCATCCCGAGGCCGTAAGGATTGAGGATATGAGCCACAGGCTACTGGGCTTCATTCCCAAGGATGAGCTCAAGGAATACAAGAAATGGGCAGAGGGCAAGACTTTTCCCTGCGTCATCGGCGTGCATCCCTTCCTAGCTGAGGATAACAGGCTGAGGCTTGACGGCTATGTGACCGTAATCATGGCTTACGATGAGGAAGAGTTAGCCGCCCAAGTGCAACACTATGCTAAGAGATACTACGACATTGGCATGGAAAAGGCAAAAGAGCTGCAACAACAGGTAGAGGCCGCCAAGAAAAAGAATGGCTCCGGATGCTCCACCTTGATACTGGCCATCATCATTCTGGGCGCTATTCTGCAAGTGCTCTGCAAGTGACAAAATCTTTACACACACAACAAGCTGAATTTCAAGTAGTTGCAGCACCGAAAACCGGGCCTTCTAAGCTGTGGGTCCTGGGTTCGAACCCCAGCGGAATCACGAACGTTGCAACTCGCTAATAATCAGTGAGTTGCAATTTTATTTTATAAGAAAAACCATCTCCAAAAGTGCCGAAATAGAACATCGTAATTACCGTTATTATGGGTTATTTTAGGCTATTTTGCGAGTTATCTGCAAGTAATATGCAAGTAAGAACATACCTTGAGGCAAAGACGGGAAGCGTCTTCCTCTCCATCACATTCAGAAAAAAGAGATTCTACCTCTCGACTGGCCTTCACTCTGACAAGAAATTCACCGGCACGGAAATACCCGGCTCTGCATCCAAGCGTCACAGACTTCGCCAGATAGTCAACGACTGCGAGGATTATATGAACCTCAACCCTAAAGAGACGGTCAATCAGATGAGGCAGCATCTAAAAGATTTGATTTCGGGCTCTCAGACGGCCGAAAATAGTCTCAGTGGTATAATTGCCCAATTCGGCAAATTAAGGCCGTCAGCGGGCACCGTAGCCGTCTATTTGCTCACTTCCCGCCGTGTGGATGAATTCGACAAATCTGCCACTCTCGAAGACATCGACCATAAATGGTTGGATGCCTTCTACAAGCATGAGCTCGACAAAGGGCGGATGGTGAACGGCATCGCCATCGACATGAGAAACATCAGGGCGGCCATCAACTGGGCCATCGACAACGGGATGACCGACAACTACCCGTTCCGCCGTTACCGTATCAAGTCAGAGGCAACAAGGAAAAGAAACATGAGCGACTCTCAACTGAGAGAGCTCAAGAAGCACCAAGGCTCTGTCTATGTGGATGTGATGCTGCTGCTAGTCTACCTGCGTGGCATCAACATCTCTGACCTGCTTGATGCGACATGGGGCCAGATAGAGGGCGACCGTCTGGAGTACCGGCGGAATAAGACTGGCCAGCTATTCGATGTTAAAATAGAACCTGAGGCTAGAGCCATCATCGAGAGATACAAGGGCACGGAACATGTGCTGTACTTCATGGATCGAAGCAGGGACTACCACACCTTTCTGAGGAACATGAACCGACGCATCAAGAAAATTGTGCCCGGCATTTCTTCCTATTGGTCGCGCCACACCGTCGCCTCCATTGCCTCTCAGCTCGACGTCCCAACAGACGTAATCGGCAGGATACTGGGCCATGCTGACCCTGCACACAGCACGACCAACATCTATATTAACTTCGACATGTCCAAGGTCGATCGTGCGATGAGGCAGGTCATCGACTACATCAATAGAATCTGAGAACTCTCTCGCACACGCGCGCACGCGTTAATGACAACGTCAGTATATATATATTATTCTTATATAGGTAGTGTTCCAAAAAGTGTTCCAAAAAGTGTTCCAAGTAAAAAATATTAACACGCTTAATATATTGTAATACAATAAGTTACAAAGATGTTAGGGTGTTCCAAAAAGTGTTCCAAAAAGTGTTTCAAGCCTTTTTGAGAACACTTATTTTTTGTCTTTAAGTAAATGTAAATCAATAAGTTACATTTGTACATGGATGTTCCAAGGGTGTTCCAAAAAGTGTTCCAAGGGTGTACCAAGGGTGTTCCAACAATAATTCCAAATCGGGCCTTATGTGGCAGGCCCGAAAATGTCCGACCAAAGATTTTGCCTTATTATTTGGACTCTGTCTAATTAATTGCTATATTTGCATGGTAAATAAACTATTGCTATGCTGACCGTTAAAGAGACTATGCACATATATGAGAGTACGCTCAAAGACAAGGATATGTTTGCCTATGCCTATGAGCGTGAGCGTCTGCTGGCCGCAATGGTGGCAGCAATGCAATGGGCAAGAAGTACTGAGCGATGAGGAGCGATAAATACTATCAAGCACTGATACACACGAGCAAGTGGCAGAGGCTGAGACGATGGAAACTAAAGGAGCATCCGATGTGTGAGCTATGCGAGCAGAAAGGCAGAACAACATTGGCAACAGAGGTGCACCATGTCACGCCAGTAGAGTTCGGACTCAACAACGACCAGAAGAAGGAGCTGATGTTCAATGCGGGAAACCTTATGTCCCTCTGTCACCAGTGCCACGTTGAGTTGCACACGACCATGGGGAGGAGTGGCAGCAAGAGGCTAAAGGAAATGACCAAGGTGCAACTGAATGAGTTCAAGCGAAAGTATCTCACACCCTCCAATCATCAGCCAGACCCCGGGGGTGTTTTTTGAGATGGGGGTGGGTGCCCTTAAATCTCGCCGCCCCCTTTTTTCACGCGTGCCAAATTTTTGAGGCCGTGGGGTTTCTGAAAATCGGAGTTAAACACTTTAGGCAGAGAGTAAAAAAATGGACAACGATAACACTTTTGATTTTGGCGATTTCGACTTTGGCTTTAGCAAGCCCGAACAGAAAGAAGAGAAAAACGAAATCAACGCCGAGGATGTCATAAACTGCAAGAAGGCCAAGCGACGGGCTAAGGAGTGCACTGAATTTTCACAACATTACGAGTACCGGCGTGCCCTGTCCGAGGTGCGGATGCTGGAAGCCATGAAGTACGTCAAGCTTCAGAACGGCCACACCTATAATTTCATTACTGCCGGAGATGTTGACTCGCTCTCTTACCTCAAAGTCGTTATTAATCAGCACGACCTCGACTATGTCCTGTGCTCCACATGGTGCATGGCGGCAGAAGACATTCTCCAACTCACCCAGTGGTATGATGAAGGGAAGATAAAGAGAATCGACATGTACTTAGGCGAGATATTCCCAGGTTCTTACCGTATTGAGTGGAAAATGGTCAAAGATTTCTACGCTAAGCATCCTGAAGCAGGACGTGCAGCAGTTTTCAGAAATCACTACAAGATATACGCTGGATGCAACGTAGAGGATAACTTCTATTTTGGCATTCAGACCTCAGCCAATATAAATACTAACCCCCGTACCGAGCAGGGAGCCATTACCATCGACAAAGGGCTCTATGATTTCTACAAAGAATATTTTGACGGCATTGTAAGTTTTGAGAAAGATGGAAGATAAGAAAAGACGATTAATTGAGGAGCTCAACAAGAGTCACGGCCTCATTACCGTAGCCTGTAAGAAGGCAGGTGTATCAAGAGGCACCTACTACAACTGGTTTAACTCAGATGATGAGTTCAAAGAACTGGCACTGGATGTAGATGAGATGCAAAAAGACTTCGTGGAGTCAAAACTGTTGGAAAACATCAATGCCAACGACCCAACCTCCATCATCTTCTATCTCAAAACAAAGGCTCGTGAACGAGGCTATGGTGCACAACCGGCCAAACCGGCAGGAAGTCAGAAACAGCTTGAAAACAAGAACGCCGAGAAAGACTTTATCAAACAGGTAGCGGCGGAGAAAGCGCATATCATTAAAGTTTTGAAGGAGCAGAACAAGTACGCCCCCGAACTGTATTTACAGGTTGAGCTAACTGCCATGATTTCTGTAGGTCTGAGAATGACAGCCATACAGACAGCAGTAGAGGGCAGCGTGAACGTTGAAATTTCACGGGAAGGCAACGAGCGTGAGACCGTGTCACCCAAGCAGAAGCTCTTGATGGACTATCTGAGCAAATTGCAATACGCCCTCAGAGCTCTTGGCATGAATACCGACTCCCATGCTCAGATAGGCAACGAGGACAGCGGGTTTAATGATTTCATTGAAGCTTTGAACAAGAAATGACCGAGGAAGAGGTTAAGCGGTGGCAGAACTATAAGGCAGGAATCGTCGCGAAAGTGAACGAGCATCCCTTAAGTTGGTACAAAAGGAAGTACCAGCGTAAGCTGTCGTTTGACGCTCGACTGTGGAGTTATTGTGAGAAGGTGCTGTCCAACATGGATGAGCACAACGTCTATGAGATATTGGGCGTTCTTAGGTTCTTCGATTTCCTGGGACGTTATACCTTCAAGCCAAAGGAGGTGCAACGCTTCTATAAGTTCTATGAGGCTATCAAGTTTAGTGGCATTGCTGGCCGTAGACGTTATAAGCTTACCCCCGTCCAGTGTTTCATGTTTGCCAACATCTACGGCTTCTATACTGATGTTGATGTTCAGGTCAAACAGATTGGCTCCAACGGAGAGGAGGAAACCGTCACCACCACCGAGGAGCGGAGGGTAACAAGGGATGCCTACATCTTTGTCCCCCGAAAGTTCAGTAAGACCACACAGACCGCAGCTATGGCGATTTATGACCTGCTGTGTGGTGACGACAACTCCCAAACCTATGTGGGTGCCAACTCCTACAATCAGGCAAAAATCTGTTTCGACGAAATACGTAAAATCCTTTGGGGTATCGACTCAGGCGGCAGACACTTTCGGATAAACCGTGAGAAAATCACGTATCAGAATCATCACAAGGACGGGAGTATTGAGTGCCTTAGCGGTGACGCTAAGAGTAAGGACGGACTTAACGCCTCACTCGTAATCATGGATGAGTATGCCCAAGCAAGAGACACAGCCACCAAGCGAGGTGCAGACCTCAAAAACACGCTGACATCCTCATTTGGAGCAAGAAAGAATCCGTTGACAGTAGTCATAACAACCGCATCTGATGTAATAGACGGCCCGTTTCACAGTGAGCTGGAAGGAGTGCTGAAAGTACTGAGAGGCGAAGTTAAGAATGACTCAATCTATGCCGCAATATTCATGCCCGATGCTGGCGATGCTGAGGATGATCCTAAAACATGGGCAAAGGTGCAGCCGCATATAGGCGTAACCGTTCAGTCAGACTTTTACAAACATGAATGGGAGAGGGCACAGCTGTCTGCTGATGATATGCTTACATTCCGTACCAAACTGCTTAACGTCTTCTCGCTCAACGAGGAAAAGTCATGGTTTACTTATGATAAGGCGACCTCATTAATCCGTAACTTCAATATAACGAAATTGGGTAACAGACAAGAGACGGCCATTGCTTTTGACTTAAGTATTCACGATGATTTCTCTGCCGTATCCTATACGACATACAATCACTCAGACGGTGTATTCTACTGCCACACTGACTACTATTTTCCCGAGGGCTCGCTGGAAGGACACCCCAATCAGGAGCTTTATCGACGTTGGCATGATGCAGGTTATCTCAAATTCTGCAAGGGAGACAAGATAGACGTGCGGCAGGTGGCCGAGGATATTATGGCCAAGTCAAAAAGCATGATGATAGTTAGGATAGGCTACGATGCTTGGAAGGCTCAGGAACTTGTCAACATCCTGAGAACAGTCGGCTTTAGGGCTGCGCTTATGCCCTTCTCTCAGACTTATGGCTCCTTTAACCTCCCAGTAGAGCAAATGGAACTTCTTGCCTACAATGACCCTCCAAAAATCGCCATGAACAACAATCCCATCAATGTTTTCTGCCTTACTAACTGTGTGATAGACGAGGGTATCAACGAAAACAAGAAGCCCTTAAAGGCATCGCACAACCGTAAGATAGACGGCACGATTACCATGCTTATGACCATCGGCCAGCTGACATCTTACCGTAGGTAAGCTATTTTTACCGAGTAAAAACAGACAAAAATCAACCATTTAACGTATTTTAAGCAGAAAATTAACTTAAATGTCCTTTTTTGCTTGGTTTCCGTCTTTTATAAGTCTATATTTGCACATAAAGATTTCTTGTATGAGCAGAGACAGAAGCATTTTATCAAGACTTATTAACCGGACATCAAGTCCGGAAGGTGGCGGTGCCTCGCTTGCAAGATTGGGCAAAATTGAGTCCGTCTATGACATGAGCAACAACGGAGCGATGCAGATAGCCACTGTTTACCGTTGTGTCAAGCTTTTGTCCGACTCAGTGGCCAGCCTTCCCATGCGGCTGATGAAGCTCAAAGACGGTGTCTTTGTCGACGATTACAATAACCCACTATATTACCTGCTTACCGTACAGCCCATGCCGGGGAAATCGGCCTTCGACTTTTGGTCTGAGCTTGTGCAGCAAATCCTCTTGCGTGGTAACGCTTATGTAGTGCCGGTCTATGACCCTGTAACGCTTTCCATCTCTAAATTGGTACTGATTAAGCAGGGCAAGTGTACCACCGACACGACGGGGAAAATATACCAAATATCCGACACTGAGAATGGCATTGTGGGAGATTACCCGGAAACAGAAGTGCTCCACTTCATGAACACTTCCCTTAACAGCGTCACCGGTCTGTCCGTGCTCGCTTTCGCCCGTACCACCCTTAACATTGCAGACTCAGGCGATAAGGAAACACTGTCACGGTTTAGGAATGGCGGCAACGTCCGAGGCATCATATACAACGATAACTCCATTGTCGGAGTTGGCGAGTACCAGGATGCAGAGTTAGGCAAGCAAGCAAAGACACTGGATGAGAAACTCAACGGCATCAACGGAGAAGGCCAGCAGCACATTGTCCCGATGAATGGCGACGTGAAATTTACCCAGCTCTCCATGACATCTGCCGACATGCAGTTCTTGGAGTCACGTAAATTTACCGTGCGTGACATCTGCCGTTTCTTTGGCGTTCATCCCTCCTTTGTGTTCGACGATACCTCCAACAACTACAAGTCAGCGGAAATGGCCAACGTCGCCTTCCTCTCCCAAACCCTCAACCCACTTTTGAGGAAGATAGAGAACGAGTGCCTAAGAAAGCTTGTTGCTCCGTCAATAGCTCTAAAGCGTAAGTTTGAATTTGACCGCCGTGCCATCTATGCCGCCGACCTCGCATCCCGTGTTGACTATCAGATGAAGACGATACAGACCGGCCTTTATACCGTCAACGAGTGGCGAAAGGAGGAAAACAAGCCAGCGGTTGAAGGCGGTGACAGCGTATTTGTTTCGGCTAACCTAAAGTCCATTGACGACCCAAGCAGCGTCATGAGCTTTGTGCAGCCCAGTGACAATAAGAACAACAAAAAAAACAGCGAAGAATGAAACGAACTATCTATACCCCCGGAAATGTGCAGGTACGCGAGACCAGCGATGGAACCCCCAGCCGTACCATTACAGGATATGCCATTGTCTTCAATCAGCAGTCAGAGCCGTTTTGGGACGATGACAGAGAGCAGATAAGGGAAGTCATTGCGCCCGAAAGCGTGACCCTTGACTTGCTTAACCGCTCAGACATCCTCATGACCCTTTTCCACGACAACACCGAAATCTTAGCACGCTCGAAGAATGGTGAGGGAACATTAAAGTACGGCATAGACGAACACGGCGTACTGTTTGAGTTTTACGCTCCTAATACCATCGACGGTGAGCGCGCGCTGGAACTCGTAAAACGTGGTGACATCCAAGGATGCTCCTTTGCTTTCACGACCGATTATCAGGACAGGAACAAAGTCAGCATGGACAGCGTGACAAGGGCAGGTAAGGTATTCACGACCTATACTGTGCGTCACATGGACGGCATCTATGACTTTACCCTCACACCACGTCCTGCATACGGTCAGACATCGGTAGAGGCTCGTGACCTCATTAAGAGCATCCGTGAAAAGAGGCAGCAGGAAGAAGAAAAGAAGCGTGAGCATGACAAGCTCGTTGAGGCACAAGTGGCCGAAATGCGCTCCCAGATACATATAAAGAAAAATATTTACTAACTTCAAAATTAAAGAATATGCATAAAGACATTTTGCAGGTTGGTCAGCTCATCCGCGAGATTGGCGAGATTGACGACCGTATTCAGACAATTGCCGATACGATTCAAAAGGAGAACCGTACCCGGAATGAGGTGGAGGAAACTGAGTACAGGAGCCTCCAAGCCAAGAAGCAGAACCTTGAAATGCGTGTGAACCTTGCCTATAGTGCAAGTAAGCGTGACAACAACAAAGACAATATTGCCGACGCTACCAAGATGCTTCGTGACAACATAAACTCAGGACGTAAGACCGAGCTTCGCCTTATGAGCCGTGACTTAATGATGGTGTCCGATGTTACCGCCGGTGGCTTTATTCCTGTGAACGTGCAGGACTTCATCGAACCTCTCAATGAAGGTTTCATCCTCGACAAGGTAGGTCTTCCAATGCCCACCGGCCTTGCAGGTGACTATGTTTGGCCGCTCTATGAGATGGTGGACGCTCAGATTGCAGGTGAGGGTGTAGCACTTACCGATACCAAGATACCCTTCAGCAAGTTACAGGCTCAGCCCGAGCGTGTAGGTATCGCAATACCATGCACCTACCAGTCGCTCAATCAGACCAACGGCATCCTCGAGACGATAACACGCCGCATTATGCCGCTCTCAATCCGTCAACTTCTCAACAAGATTTTGTTCTCTGTTGTCAAGGTCAACAACGCCACCAACCTTGTCGGCCCTTATGTAGGTCAGGTAGGCTCTGCCGTTAAGCTTTCCGCTACTCCTACCTTCGCCGAGCTCAACAAGTCGATGAAGGCAGCTGTGCTTGAAACCGGCATCGACGGTGAGCACCTCTGCTGGACAATGACAAAGTCCATGAAGGCCGTTTTGGAGGGCGAGCCTATCAATCCAAAGGGTATCTACATCCCGATGATTCAAAACGATATGCTCTGCGGTCTGCCCGTGTACACTACCAACTGTATCCGTAATGCTGGAACAGAGTACATCGGCATCGGCGACTGGCGTTATCAGCCCATGGGCCTGTTTGGCTCCATCCGCTTCATTGTTGACCCGTATTCCCAGGCTCGCAAGGATTCTGTGGACTTCGTGCTCAACTGCGACTACGGCACAAAGACCTTGCGCTCTGAAGCCTTCAAGCTTGGCAAGGTAACGACCGCTTAAAAGTGAATTGATATGGCAGAGGTATCACTGGCGTTGCTGAAGAAGGAGCTCAGACTACAGTCTAAATTCACCGACCAGGACGAGATTTTAACCCTCGACCTGGAAGCGGCTGAGGATGCTATCGTAAGGTGGTGCAACCGTGACATCGAAGAGCTTAAGTTCATGGGCGGTGGAGTTTTCCCTGCCCAGCTTAAAAAGGCTGAGCTGGCTCTCGCTAAGCACATGTTTACCCATGACATGGTAGCAGACGAACGTTCCCTCAATGCGACACCTTATGGCATCTCTACCCTTGTCAAACCTTTTGTAAAACTCGTTTCGGATGAGGACTGAGTCTCTGAGCTTGCAGGTTGATATAATCGGGCCGGACGTGGAAGTTAATGACTACGGCGAGGAAAAGACGGTGTATAAAAAGACAGATACCGTCTACGCCTCCCGTGTCAAGCTTTCAGGCCGACGCGCAGAGGTCATTAGTGAGCATTTTGGAGACTACTCTGCGGCCTACGATGTTTGGATTTGCACGAAAGTAGAGGAAAACTGGAGGCTGCAAGAGGTTGGCGGGATGCTCTACACTATAACGAACATCATTCCCAACGAGGACAGAGATATTAAAACGCTAATCTGCGAAAGGGTGAATGAGTAATGGAACTGAAATACGACGATACTAACCTTCAAAAACTCTTTGCCGACATGACACCGGCTAAGAGAAAGGCGGCACTCAAAAATGCTTTCCTGCGTGAGGCTAAGAACGTCCGAAAAACAGCCATCGGTTATCTTCGTCAAGCCCCGAAGCAAAATGGCACTGTCGATGTTTCAAAGGAGATGGAACGAGGAGTGAAGGCCAAAGTTTGGAAGAAAGGCGCCGGCTTTACAATCACTCTGCTTGGAGGCGGAAAAAGAAAGTCCAAGACCATAGCAGGTAAGCCGCTTGATGTGTTCTTTAACGGTGGAACCAAAAAGCGAAAGACAAAGAGCGTCACCAAGTTCTTCAAGCGTCAGAAACGAGGACACGAGACAGGCTCCCTTATGGCTGCCCATTTCATGGAAAAGACCAAAGAGGAAACCGACAAGAGGGTAACCGATGACCTTCACGGTGAGATACGAAAGAAATTCACAGAAATAGCAGTGAAGCATGGGGCAAAGTAAGACATCGTTATCGGCAGGTCTTGTAGTGCGTGAGCTGCTTAAAGGTTGCACAGATAAAGTGTATCCCATCGTAGCCAGTAACGCCACCCTACCCTACATAAGCTATCGTAGACGTGCCATTCAGACCGTGGACACCAAAAGCCGTCCCTCTGATACGGTACAAATCGAAGTCAATGTCTTTGCCGAAACCTACGAGAGCAGTGTGGCACTGGCTGAGACGGTTCGTTCAAAGCTCGAATACAATCAAGCGGAAGTGGAAGGGCTCAGAATGCGTTCCTGCGTGCTGTCAGACAGCGAGGAGGGATGGGAGTCCGACGCTTACTATCAGACACTAATTTTCGACATTAAAATTTAATCTTAAGTAATATGAGTGGATATACAAACGGAAGCGACATGCTTCTCTACTTCAACGGCAAGGCTATGGGTCACTGTACGACCCATACTACCACCATGAGTGCAGACACCAAGGAGCACACGGTGAAGCCCGAGGCTTCAAAGGCTAAGTCCTCATCGGTTTGGAAGGGCAAGTCTATCACTTCCAAGTCCATCGCCATCAGCGGTGAGGGCGAAATCTATGACGGTGAGACCGAGGCAGGTTACAAAGTTCTGCTTGCTGCCTACAAAGCAGGTGAGCCCGTAACCGTCAAGTGTATGGAAAGGGCAGCTGAGGCTCCATATTTGGAGGGCAAGTTTATCATTACAAGTCTTGAACGTGTAGACCCGGCACAGGACGATTCTACCTACAGCGTAGACCTCGAAAACGACGGAGAGCCCGACACTCTCGATGAGTCCGTCTTCAAGAACGACAACACGGCAACGGCTTCTAATGGAAAGTAAAATATGGCAACAAAGACTTGGACAATTAATCAGATTGAGTACAAGGGACGGACGCTGCCATGCCGAATCACCATGGGTGCTCTGCTTCGATTCAAGGAGCAGGCCGGCCATGAGCTGCCAGTCGACAAGCAAAACATTGAAGTTCCTTTGGAAGACAATCTCATGTTCCTTTACTGTTGCGTGCAGTCTGCCTGCAACGCCGACAAGGTGGAATTTAAGGACTCATTCCTTGATTTCGTAGACAACACCGACCCCGGCCAGCTTGCAGAATGGCTCAACGCTCAGAGTAAGGCAACGGCTCAGAAGGCACAGGCAAGTACATCCAAGACCCCGCCCGCTAAAAAAAAATAGAGGAAATCTTAGGTTATGCGATAAGTTGCGTCGGGATGACGTTGGACGACTTCATGAGATGCACTCCAGCCGAAATCGACGCAATTTTTTTTGCATACGCTGAGAAGACCGAGGACGAATATAGGGACAGGTGGGAGATGATGAGGAAGGCCGTCACAATAACCATCCAACCGCATCTAAAAAGAAAAGTGAGCGAGAAACAGGTGCTTGCCTTCCCGTGGGACGCAGAGAAAGAGCACAAACGGCTACAGCCAACACCGAGGGAAGAGCTTACAAAAGAGCAGAAACATGAACGATTTGAGCATCTCAAAGAGGTGCTGAAAAACTGTTAATCATATGGCTAAATCAGTACTAACAATATCCTACAAGCTGGAAGGCGACGGACAGAGCTTCAAGGCACTTATCCAGAACGCTGAGGGACTAAAGAAAGCAATGGACTCTGCAGCCCAAGCCGCCAAGCCCCTTAACGGCAATATGATTAACTTTGCCGCCATCACACAAGGTCTTAAAAATTGCTCTGATGCTTTCGATAAGCTCCACAACGTCATGAGCGGTTTTGCAGAGGACTTCGCCCTGCAAGAGACCAACGAAAGGAAGTTGGAGACTGTCATGCGGCAACGTATGAATGCCTCAGACGAAGAGATACAGTCCATCAAAGACCTTGCATCAGCACAGCAGGAGCAGGGCGTTATCGGTGACGAGGTACAGCTTGCAGGTATTCAACAAGTAGCGACCTTCCTAAAGCAAAAATCCTCCATCGACACCCTTGTACCTGCTATGAACAACCTTATTGCCCAACAGAAAGGTTTGGAGGCATCGGCAGGAGATGCTGTCACCATCGGCAATCTGTTGGGCAAGGCCATGCAGGGAAATGTCGGAGCACTTCAAAGGGTAGGCATCACCTTCTCCCAGGCTCAGGCAAACGTGCTCAAATATGGCGATGAGTCAGAGCGTGCGGCAGTCCTCGCCCAGGTTATCACCGATAATGTAGGCGACATGAACCAGCAGCTTGCACAGACCGACTCAGGTAAAGAGAAACAGCTGGCCAACACTATCGGTGACATAAAGGAGCAGATTGGTGCCGCAATTATACCATATAAATCCTTCATCGAAATAGGAGCTGAGACGGGAACTATCGCAATGTCGGTAGTCACATTGAGTAAGAGCATCGGCACTATCTATACTGTCATCAAAGCTGCGTCAAGTGCTATGATAGCCTTTACAGCAAACATCATCAAAAACAAAGTCGCCGTCATTGCAGCAGCAGCAGCTCAAAAGATTGTTACAGTAGCCACAACGTTATGGCAGGGTGCTCAGATGATGCTTAACATGGTGCTGGACGCTAACCCTATCGGAGTAGTGATTATGGCTATTGCAGCACTTGTAAGCGGTATTATTTTAGCCTACCAAAACTGCGAGGGCTTCAGGAAAATCTGTCAGAAGCTTTGGGAAGTCATAAAACCGTTGGCCAACGCCATCATGAACGGACTGTCCAAAGCTCTTGACTGGCTTGTGGAAAAGGCAAAACAAGCGTGGGAATGGCTAAAAAGGCTACTGGGGCTTGGAGGTAAGAAGGCCGAGGTCGAGGTCAAGGTCAAAACGCCCAAAAAGACCAAAGACCCGACACGGGCAATCCTCGACAAATATAAGAACTATAATCCCACCACCGGCTCAAAGAAGACATCAACGGCAAGGCTCCCACGCTCAACCACTCACACCGCCACCTATAACGAGTCAGCCAAAGACCTGCAAGGGTACGAGGATAATATTGACGTACTGACGAAAAAGCTCAACCATGCGAGCGTAGCAGAGGCCGAGGAAATCAATAAGTCTATTGCCATGTGGCAAGCAAAAGCCGATGCAGTGCGTAACGCTGGCAAGGAAATCCCCGATGAGACCCCCAAATACAACGAGGAGGCCAAGACCATCAAGGAAATCCAAACCAACATCGACATCCTCAATGACAAGCTCAACAACGCCACGGCTGATGAGGCAGCAGGGCTTAACAAGACCATCGAATTATGGCAAGCCAAGGCTGATGCTATTAAAAATGCTGGCAGAGAGCATGAAGGCCCGACTTTTAACGCCGGTGCATCCACTCTAAAGGACATTGAGGGTAATGTTGAGTACTACCAAAGCCAGTTGGAGGGAGCCACCATCTCAGAGGCTGCAGGTATCAACGACAATATTAAACTGTGGCAAGCTAAGGCCGATGCTATCCGTAACGCCGGTGCGGAGGCAGAGAAGGAAAGGGAGTCCGTTGGTGCGGCACTGGAAGATTCATGGTATGATGTTAAGTCTCTGACATCGGGCATTGAGGGCATCGGAGAGGCCGTCGAAGGCAGTGGCAACGCATGGGACAAATTCACAAAGATTGTTGATTCAGGCATACAAATCTTTGGAGCCATCCATTCTGTCATCTCTATCATACAGTCTTTGGCCGGAATAACCAGAACGGCAACGACAGCCACAACGGCACAGACGGCAGCTAATGTGGCCAATACAGGTGCGAGTGCTGCAATGACAGCATCCTCTACAGCACAGGTAGCGGCATCCATACCCGAGATAACAGCCACCAAGGCATTAACACAGGCCTACGTGCAGCTGGCATCCGCTAAGTACATGGAAGCCCATGCAGGTATCCCATTTGCAGGTTTCGCCATCGGTGCGGGTTTCTCAGCCGCCGCCATCGCCCAAGTACAAGCCGTCAACGCTATACCGTTTGCAGAAGGTGGTATCGTCAGTGGCCCGACTTACTCACTTGTGGGCGAGTACCCGGGAGCAAAGAACAACCCGGAGGTCATTGCACCGCTCGACAAATTGCGCTCGCTCATGCCCAGTGCCGGCAGCGTCAACGTCAACATGAGAGTAAGAGGCCGTGACCTTGTAGGAGTGACCGCCAACGAAACAAGGATAGCATCAAGGGCAGGTAGGAGGACAAACATAAAGCTATGAAACTGACTGGGGAATATTACAACAACTTAGGCCAATTAATCAGCGTTGAGCTCTCCAATGGTGACACCACCACGGCAGACACCACCTTTGGCAGTGCTGAGTTCGGCCTTGCAGAAGACCCTATCGAAATAGAGACAGCTGTCAACGATACCTTCGATGTGTTCGTCAAGAGCTCTGCCACTATTACCATAGTCACCCGAAACTTTACCTCTGATTTCTTCTCGAAGAATGCAAGGGACGTATCAGCAAAGATAAGCCGTGACGGAGTGGTGGTCTTTTCGGGCTATGTGGAGCCCATGTCATTCTCACAAGACTTTATCTCCATATATGATGATCTGGAACTCAACTGTCTGGACTATCTCTCAACATTGGAGAGCTACAACTACAAGGGCATCGGCACTACTACAACCTACGAGACGGTCAAGGCATCAGCCCAGCAAAGGACATTTGCGGACATCATCAAGGAGATATTGGGCACTGTTAGCGTCTATTATGACCAGTCCAAATCATACTCGACAAAGGCAGAGAGCGTCGGTATATTTACAAAGACATCCATTTCAGACCTCCTATTCTTGGGTGATTCAGAAGATGATGTATGGACACAAGAAGAGGTCCTGGAATCCATTCTGAAGTACTTCGACCTCCATATCATACAAATTGGTGACGATTTCTATATCTTCTCATGGGCAACCGTCAAGGCATCTGCTGACAGCATAGAGTTCGTGGGTATCTTCGACGGCACGACTAAGACGATAACGAGAAAGACCACCTCCATCACCTCAGACATGGCGTCAGACGACGAAGCCTCCATCACAATGGGTGACATCTACAATCAGATAAAGGTAAAGTGTGATTTGCAAGCCATTGATGATGTGATAGACCCACCACTCCAAGAAGATTCTCTCACATCGCCATATTCGGGTAAACAGCTTTATATGAGGGAGTATTGGTCAGACGGTAACGGACGAGCTGCCATCTACGCCTTCTCTGACCTCCTTAGAGGTCAGAGCAACGACTATGAGGCTGCAGGTACGACTGATTGGTATATCCACGCCAAGAACAACTCCAAATGGACGTTTGGAACGGCAGGGAGTGACATAATCAGTCAGCTTTGCAGCACTGGCACCAACCAGCAGACACTTGCAAACTGGATGAGCAAGAACATCGGAGCCGCCATTATCAGCTTTGGTAGCGTGAAGAAACAGCTCTCGAAGAATGACAACTCTCCCACCTCAAAGGTCAGCATGACCGACTATCTTGTGATTTCCGTCAACGGCAACGGCAAGGATGATACGTCAGACACCGACACCATCTCACAGCCAACTGTGGATGCTATCAAGGCAGCAATACCAGTGGCCACCTATAACGGCAATGTGTCCGGCGGCAACTTCTCCCCTACCGATGAGAAAACTATTAATTATATCGTCATCAGCGGCAACGTGGTTTTGAACCCGATTATGGGGATGACAGCTCCTTACAGCTCAGTCAAAAGCTTAGACCATTCGGGCATGGTAAATAGCTACTTCCATAAGACGGTTCCTTCAAGAAATAACGATGACGGAAGGTACTATACCCAGGAATATTTCAAGGCCACCAAACCGAGCGATACAGCCACGGAGGACACCGATAACACACAAGGTCTTGTGCCATATACCGGTGAAGGCCCGCAACTCTACGAGTTCAAGTATTCCGCCATCGGTGACAGCACTGACACCGTTTCAAAGATTGCTGTGCTGCAGTGTATGCTGATTATCGGTGATAAGTGCGTAGTGGAGACGGGAACAGAGGGCCAGACATCAGACTTTACTTGGCAGACATACAAGGAGCGGTCAGCATGTGCCTCTGATGATGAGTACTACCAGCAATCCTTCACGATAGGCTTCGACCCTAAAATTGGTGACAAGCTGATAGGCACAGAGTTCCCCATCCAAAACAACATCGACTACACCATGGGGCTGGATGAGGAAGGTATCGCCATACCCATTAAGATGAGTGATCATATATCAGGCAAGGTGCAGTTCGTCATCCTTGGCCCGGTGAATACCCGTTGGTCAGACATCAGCCGACGTCACCCCTCATTTTGGAGGCATACCAAGTGGACTACTGGCAGTGCTCTGTTACTCGCCCATACATCCTCCATCATGTTAAGAGACTTCGAGATTAAGGTAGTATCAGACAACGGCGGCAACTCCAACAATGATGATAATGATATAGTCTATGCCTCAGACACAGACGAGACCTTTGTAAACAAGAAGGAAGAGGAGTTCAAAATCAACTCAGCCTTAACGACCGATGAGTGCACGGAGCTTGGCACCAAGAGCCAAATCAGTCTCTCAACACCGTTTTCGACAGAGACCAAAAACGGCATCCTCTCACTCACCGATTTGGTAAGGAAAGAGACAGCTAAGCCGGAACAGCTGTATGTTGACGCTTATTACAAAGAATGGCATCAGCCAAGGGCAGAGCTCCAATTAAGTGTATTCGACAAGGTTATAACCTTCTTCGACAAGTACGAGCATCCTGCATTGCCGGGTAAAGTGTTTTACACTACCTCCATCACCCGTCACGCCAACGACGGAGATGCTGAGATTAACATAAGAGAAAAAGATGATTAACGTCAGACTGTATAAGACTCCAAAGAAGGAAGGGCTGACATCATCAGTCGTAGGGGCTACGGTGGTGAATGTGCAAAAGTCGGCTGAGGCTGTCAAGGCTGGATATGCCACAAAAGCAGGTAAGGCTGACGTTGCAGACAGCGCATCGTATGCGAATAATGCAGGGCAAGCTTCACGGGCTAACTATGCAGACAAGGCAAGAGAGCTGGACGAAAATGCCACCGCATTATCTAAGTATTTAAGGAAGGACACCGACGACACTGCCTCCGGGCTGATAACGTTGCTGAAAGGACTGGCTGTCGGGGGCG